AACTTTCAGTTGATGAAGGAAGATCACTTATTGGTTATGGCAAAGCTGAAGAATATAAAGGCAAACCAAAAAAAGAATCTAATAGAAGTGTTGGGTTAGAAAAATCAGAAACTAAGGTTAAAAAAAGAAGTAAGTAAAAATGCCTATTGAAAGTGCTAGAGATTTTACTTCTTATCTTGATGCTACAACAGGGCATGGAGTTACTGGCACTTATTTTGAATCAGGAAAGTTATTTGACGATTTTCCATTAATTGATACTTTAGGACTTATAGATGATGGTTCTTCAGTATTAATAAATCTTATTATTGACCAACCCTATATAGGCATAGAGGGTGAATCTATATCAGTAGAGGGATTTCAACCAACTGCAATTCTCAAGTCTACTGATGTCACTGATATAAAACAAGAAGATAAAATAGTTGTTGATGCAATTACAACAAACAAAGGCAATACTATTACGCCTGAAACAACTTTTTTTATAAAAACAGTAGAGCCTGATAATACAGGTTTTGTAAATGTTGTTTTGGAGAAAGTCTAATGTCTCAATATAGACTAGAAACTGAAGAAGATATGTTAGGTTACTTAGACATAAATTATGGACATGGTGTATCAGCAGTTTATACAAATAGTAGTGGTGCTACATCTACAATAAATATAATTATAAATAATGAATACGTTGAACAATTAGATGGTACTGGTGTTGAAGCATTAAAACCTATAGCTTTTTGTAGGAGTATTGATGTGCCAAGTATTGCATTTGGTAATACACTTAATGTATCTGCTATCAAAGATGTTGATGGCAATACTTTAAAAGCAGCACAAAATTACACTATAGTTAATATTCAATCAGATAGAACAGGTTTCTCTGCATTAATGTTAGAGGAAATATAATGGCAAATCATATAAGACAACAAATAAGAGAAAGAGCAGGTTCAGTATTAACTGGTTTAACTACTACTGGTTCTAACGTATTTGAAACTAGAATATATCCTTTAGAAAATACTAATTTACCAGCTTTGGTAATATATACAAAAAACGAAACTTCAGAGCCTTTAGTGATTAGTACAAATAGGGTAATGAGTAGAGAATTAGAATTGATTGTTGAAATATATGTAAAGCAAACAAGTAATTTTGATGACCAAGTTGATAAGATATGTAAAGAAGTTGAGGTAGCAATTAGTGCTGATACAACATTAAATGGACTTGCAAAAGACTGTTTTTTACAATCAACTGAAATAGAATATAATACAGAGGGAGAACAACCATTAAGTTTTGCTGTTCTCACATTTTTAACTAACTACTATGTTCAGGAAACCGCACCTGATGTAGCAGTTTAACGAGGTATAATTATGAAAATGATTTCACCAAATGGTAAAAGTTCTATAGATGCTCACCCTGATTCGGTTGAGTATTTAAAGAGTAAGGGTTGGAAAGAGGAAGCAATCCCATCGAAAGATAAACCTAAATCTTCTTCTAAACATAACGAGGAATAATTATGGCAACACATCTTGGAAAAGAGGGTACTGTACAAGTTGGTTCTAATGCTATTGCTGAAATAAGAGGTTTTAGTATAGATGAAACAATCGATACAGTTGAGGACACTAGCATGGGAGACTCATCAAAATCGTACTTAGCTTCTATAAAAGACTTTAGTGGTTCAGTTGATGTTCTTTATGATGAAACAGATACTAATGGTCAAACAGCATTATCTGTAGGTTCATCTGTAACATTAAACTTTGCACCTGAAGGAACATCTAGTGGCGATGTAAAACTGACTGGTACTGCTATTGTAACTGGTAAATCTGTTAGTTCATCTTTTGATGGTTTAGTAGAATCTACTATCAGTGTTCAAGGTACTGGTGGTTTAACTACTACAACTTATTAATCATGAAAGCTATTGAGAGAGCTAAAACGCATTTTGCAGAGCAAGATGTAAAGGTGATAAAAGTGCCTGAATGGGGTGAAGAAGATAAACCTTTAGAAATTTACAGTAAGCCATTAACGCTAAGTGAAACCTCTAAACTTTATAAAATGAGTAAGAGTGACGATTTGGCGATGATGGCTTATGTTCTTATCTACAAAGCACTTGATGAAAACGGAGATAAATTATTTACATTGGATGATAAAGGTTCTTTATTAAATAATGTAGACCAAGAAGTATTGGTCAGGGTAGCAACTCAAATTATGGGTCAAGAGCCTATTGAGGATGTTAAAAAAAACTAATAAAGGATGTTAATTTATATTCGCAATATGCACTAGCTGAAAAACTAGGCAAGACTCTACAAGAGTTGCAAGAAATTAGCATCCAAGAATATCAAGGTTGGATAGCTTACTTTGAGTTAGTAAACGAGAAGCAAAGGGATAATGGCAAGTAAAAAGATACAATTTAAACTGACTGCTGTAGATAAAACTAAGGCAGCTTTTGATAAAGTTTCCAAAAGTTTAAAAACAGTAGGTGGTGGTGCTATGAAAGCTGCAAAGCTTATTGGTGGTATTGGTTTAGCTGCTATTGGTGCTGCTGCTGGTTTAGCTATTCTAGTAAAAAAATCTTTTGAATATATAGATACTTTAGGAAAAACAGCTAGAAGGACTGGTATTGCAACAGAAACCCTACAGGCCTTTCAATTAGCTGCAATAGAATCAGGCTCAACTGTAGAACAAACACAAAAAGGTTTAGAAAAATTTGCTAGGTCTATTGGTGATGCTGGTAGAGGTTTAAAAACACAAGCAGATATATTTAAAGATTTAGATGTAGATTTAAAAAATACTGATGGAACATTAAGAAGTTTTGAAGAAATTTTAAATGATACTGCTGATGGCATTATGGGATTGGGTTCTGAATCAGAACGAGCTACAGTATTGGCAAATTTATTTGGTAGAGCAGGAATGCAATTCTCTGAAGTATTTAGAGGTGGTGCAGAACAAATAAGAGATTTTACTAAAAGAGCTAATGAATTAGGCATAATACTTAGCGATAAAACAATCAAGAATGTCGAGCAGTTTAACGATTCTATGTCAGTAGTAAAACTCCAATTAGGTGCTGTAAAAAATCAAGTATTTGCTGCATTTGTTCCAGCTTTACAAGCAATAAGTGAAAAATTAAGTACAACTCTTAAAGATGCTAATGCTGCTGCTGGTGGATTTAACCAGCTTGGTATAGAAATCGCAGTTGGTTTTATGGAAGGCTTTAAGACATTTGTGTCTGCAACAGCAGGTTTTCTAGATAGGATTGCTTTAATCGGTAATAGTATAAGTGGTACTTTTGCTGTTATCAGAAAAGGTTTAGCACATCTAAATAAGCTAATATTATCAATTCAAGTTAATTTATTTGGTTTTAAACAATTAGAAAAAGACCTTGTTGATGCAAAAATAGCTATCTTAGAAGCTAACAAAGCAATAGAAGATTTGGCAAGACAAAGAGAAAATTTGGGTAAACTAAGTGAAACGGCTGAAGGCTTTGGTTCTACAATGGATGAATTAATACAAAGTATAAAAGATGGTGGTGTTGATTTTGAAAAATTTGTACAAAATAATCAAGCAGGACTTACAAACAATTTATCAGCATTAGAAAGATTCAAAGATGGAATAACTGGTAAAGATGGTTTAACTAATGCACTTGATAATGTTGCTATAGGGTCAATGAAAAAATTTGAAGATACAATAGTTGAAGGCTTAAAGACTGGCAAGTTTGCATTTAAAGATTTTGCTTCTTTTGTTGTCGAGCAACTAATAAGAGTTGCTATACAGCAGTTAATTGTAGCTAGACTTATTGACCCTTTTAGAAATCTATTTGGTTTTGGTTTTTCAGGTTCAGGTTCAGGTACAATTTCTAGCAATACCACTGGTGGGGGTGGTGGTCAATTTGATGGTGGTGGTTTTACAGGAAGAGGTGCTAGAGCATTAGGTGTTGATGGTAAGGGTGGTTTTCCAGCAATACTACATCCAAATGAAACTGTTGTAGACCATACAAAAGGTCAGGGTATGGGTGCTACAGTTAACTTTAATATTACAACAGTTGATGCAACTAGTTTTGATGAACTCTTAGCATCAAGAAAAGGATTAATTACTAGCATTATCAATAATGCTATGAACAATCAAGGCAAAATGGGGGTCGTATAATGTCAGGTCAATTTCCAACTACAGTAAATTTTAGTGCATTACAATTTAAAGATAATAGACCAACTCTTGTTAATCAAACAATTTCAGGTAA